GTTTGGTACAATGATAATACTGGCAATGTTAGGTGCTAGTGTATTATGCAGGAACGCACTCAATTCACTAAAATAAAATGGTTCGCCAAAGTCCCAGTTGGCCACGTCAAAGTATGAGTTAATGGCACTGATAACATTGGCCTTGATATCGTTATCACTGATAACCACGTTGGGGTTCTTGACAACCTTGAACTTGGCCTGGAACGCTTCATTAGCACGGCTGCCAAACAGTGGTTTGAACTTGGAACTGTTAAACACTAGAGTATCACTTAGTGCTTTGTAATTGTCCAGTGTGCCATAATCTGTTTTTAAATCTTCGCTGCTAGGGGCATCAGGTTTCTTGACAATACCTGTACGGTCTGTTACCCATGCTGCATAGTCAGCGGCATACTGTTTGGTCAATATGTACAAGTCCATGATGTTGTTTGGACTAGGATCAATACGACGATAGCTAGGACTGTTATGGCGATACTGGAAGTACAAGTTTTGACGTCCAATGTATGCAGTCAAGTCTGTGCGATCATTTAGTATTCTATTACCGTTGGTAACGCTCAACTGATAGAACGCACGTTCTGCAGTTGCGTAGAATGTTTGCCCATCTTCATATAATGTCAAGCTCTTGCCAATCTCAGCTCGAGTTGTGTATGTGCTGATCACTAGATTATTGTCATAGGTTTGTGTGAACATAAACTTGTTGGCATCTACCATTGATTGTAGGTACACAAACTTGTATTGACTGTTCTCCGCAGGGTTAACAATGTTCACAAACAGGTCTGGATTGTCTGGTACACCGTCACTGTTGGTGTCTGGGAAAGTGACTAGGATTCTACGATTGCTTTCGTAGCCATCACTTTCAACAACATTCTTGTACACAAACCATACTTGGTCTTGACCAATAGGTTGTGTGCTGTCTGCTTGTGTGTTAATCTTTAACACTTTGATTTGATCGTTTAATGTCAAGCCAGACTTGGTGTCATACACTTTCACACGTTCGTCAAAATAGAAACGTGTTTCGTATTTGCTTTCGAATGTGTAACGTATGCCGCGATAGTTTACTTTGTAGTCTAATCCGTTAAATGTAACACGGATCAACCAGCTGGCATCTAGGCCCAAGCCGTTTGTGTCGCCAGCATGATCTAAACTGAAATCATATGGATCTAGTGTGGTGTTTAGGTCTTCTTGCTCAACAAAGTTCCAACTCTGATCAACAGGTGAATAACGTAGACCAAAACTCTTGTATGTTCTAATATAAGAGGCCATTTCATCAACCATTGCGTCTGTTAGGTTGTTAATAAATGTTGGAATGATTTCTTCAATGGTTGCACCATCTGGTAACACTTGACTTAGTGTTACTGTGGTTCCATTGATGTCCATGACACCTGCATAGATATACTGACGGTCTCCATCCAGTGTTGGTGTGCCTGCGATAATACGGCCTTGACTGTCAAAGTAGTTGCCTGCGCCAGCACTTAGTTTGACAATAGCACCTTCAACAATATACTTTAAATTGCTTGTAGCATCTACACCAACAAACAAAGGTGTTGTGCCGTTTGTGGAGAAGTAACCAATACTGCCAGTACTGCTAGCATCGTTAGTGGTCCAAATGATTCCTGGCAGGTTGTAACGTGGATACTTGGCATAGTAGGTATGCTGCATCTCTTTGTAACTCATGATAGGAATAATTTGATTGTAAATTACGCCCAGGATTTCTGATGTGCTGGTCCAAGTAAATGGAAAACTGCCAATGAATTCTTCTTTGTACAACCAACCGTCTTGTGCAAATATGTTTGTGCTAGAATATTTTCCAGTAACATCAATAACGTCAAGGTAACGACTGGTACCTGAACTGGAACGGTTAACTGATTTGACTTTTAGTATTGAAGGAAACTGTACGTATGGGAATAAGTTATAATCCTCTCCAGTAATCATACGGTTCTGTGTATAGAAGCTTTGAGGAGCTTTTGTACGAATTTCTTCTAGTGTTTCTTTACCAGTGCTGTTGGCAACTGTGTATTGTAGGCTAGCACGAACTGTTAAAGTTTCTGTACGTCCAGTACGACTTTGATAAGTCAATGAAATAACAATACCTTGCATTTCGTCTGGTGTAATCTTGTATGTTAGTCCGTTACTTTGTCTGTAGTATAATCTATAGTTACCTTGTGGTATATTGGTAAATGCACCATCGCCAAATATTAGATCAATTTGGTCCGCTGCACGAGTAGCAACTTGGTATAAGTTGCGCTCTGATATATCGTTATACAACACATTAACTCCAGCAACTGCAGGAACCTGTGTCCACTCTTCTATTTCAATTCCGGCACTGTCTAGTTTATATAACCAAACATCATTGTTGTTAATATTATCAAAGTTGATATTGACCACACGATTAGGCAAACTATCTGTGACTGTGAAGTCTTGATTGCCCAAACTTCCTTGTTTAAAATAAACAAAGAATCCAGTGTTACGACTACTGTTTCCTAAATTGTCATTTCTGTATAGAAGATTAAAGTTACCGGACTGTGTTGGAGTTTTTTCGTATATGTAAGTTTTGTTGGCGCTAGTGGCACTAACAGCTTCAAAATTCATTTTTGCGCCATCTACTGTAGAACTAAATCTAAATGTTGGCGTAGTTCCTGCAATTAATCTTACACTGTATTCGTCAGTTTGTATTCCATTTATAACCTGGCTATTACCTGGTTTGCCAACCACTTGGCTGGTAACAAAAGCGGCATCCATGACGGCTGTAAACTGTTCAAGCCACATGTCATTGGCACTATCGTCCCAGCTGATTAGCAAGTTAGACAAGTTCAATCCGTTGCTGTCTGTCACTGACTCTGTAGTGCTTACACTGTCAATTTTCAAGTAGCCTGTAGCACCAATATTGCGCTTGGGGTTGTAGCTGATTAGACGGGCTAGTTTTAGAATACTGTCACGGCGCTCGGCTGTGTCAATAAAGTTTTCTCTAGCATTAATATCTGTACGAAACGCAAGACTTTGACCCAAAAATGCTATCAAGTCAATAAGAGCAATGTACTCTGAACTTTCAATAAAGTCATTGAAATCTTCTGGATAGTAATCTCTAATATAATCAATCATCCCTTTGCGTAGGGTGTTGAAATCGTAGCTCTGAAAATCAGCATCGCGGAATGTCTGATACAGTGTTTTCCAGTCCTGTTGTGCTAACAAACTTGTTTGACGTGTAGTTATTGCCATGTGTTTTTACCTTGTATCTAGTATTTATTTAGATTAAAATATGGGTAGTTTATTAACTGCGTGTAAGCTGTTGAGATGCATTGTCAAACATGAGACTTAATGTATCAGCCTGATTACTTGGAAGATATTCTAGTTCAATATCAAGTTGAACTCCGTGATCATACTGCGTTACAATAACGTTGTTGACTCTGGTTCTAGGATCGTACCCAACCACTGTTTTAACGTCATCTTGAATAAGATTTTTTAATTCTTCGGTTAGAGGTTCAAACATCATGCTCCAAATTGCGCTACCAAAGTTGGGCTGCATGAGCTTTTCGCCTTTGCGAATGTTAAAATGATTAAAAAGATTTTGTTTAACTAACTCAAGGTCAGTTACCTTAAATTTTTTAACCTTGCTGATAGTGCTGAAACCGTTGTAATTTGCCATATTGTATATTTAACCTCGTTATTATTTGGGTCTTTGCATGTGCGGTGGATCATCATTGACCCCTTGCAAACCATATTTCTCAAACAGTCCCATTGCTTTCATTTTTGCTACTTGATTATCTGGACTATCCTGAGCTGTGCCTCCTCCGTGATTTCCAACTCGCTGACCAGGTTTACTTAAACGACCATATTGTGTGTTAACTGTAACAGGGCCGGCTGGTGATTCGTTTTTATATCGTCCTCCGGCTTCTCTCCAAGCGTTATACAGTTTGGTTTGATCTTCTTGTGTACGTAGCGCACTAGTCACATGTAGTTTCTCTCCTGTTTTTGCTTTAAAGTCTCTAGCTGCACCCAGTATCATGGCTTTGAACTCTGGAGTCATGGCCAAGAATTTCGCTTTACTACCTGATCCAGTATTTTTGCCTGGAACAAACTCTGAAAATGTCAGTACATCATCAGGGTTGATGTTGGCTGCTGCTGCTGCCTGTGCTGCTGGTGTCAGTCCTGACTTGTCAACTCTAGTGGTCGCAGTACCAGTAACAGCGTTACCACCATTGGCTATTACATCAATAGCATGTCGTCCACGATTGTAATATGCTGCTGCACTAACTGCTCTTGCATCTCCGCCACCGGTCAATCTCCAGGTACGTGCTCCGCCAGCACCCAACAGCAAAGATACTGCCAGCATACCGGCCACAGTACACAAATCATCAAGAGGATCAATACCGTACTTGTCATTGCTTTTCTTAATCAATTGATCGTAACTCAATTTAAGCAAAGCAAACATGGCTTTATCTTGTATGCCTTTTGCTGCTAAAAAATCTTCTGCCTTTGACAGTCCATCTGTACCAAACCATGCATCTGGATAGCGTACCGCTTCTGTTGTGTACTTTGTTACATATTCAGATTTAATATATTTGAGATCTAGTAGCGCATAAGAGCCCAGTTGGTATCTGCCTAGATATGTATTACTTGAATCTACTAGTGCATAATCAAAATTACTTTCAGCAAATGCAAGTTGTGCCATCAAACACTTGACCTGGAACTGACTCAATGGACCAATACCCGCAGAAGGATTAGGAATATCTTCTCTGTTTAATAATTCTTTAGGCATTAGTTTTGTACCAGGTTGTGTAGCTGCAAGTTTAGGTCCTGGATCTGCTTCTGCTGCACTTTCTCGCATGACTACACCAAAACTATCAGTAATGGGTTTGCCCTGTGCATCTCTTTTTTCTGCACCCTTGGGTTCGCAAACGCTTGGGCTGATGATTTTTTCTGGTGCTCCGCCTATTGAAATGTCTTGTGCTCCGTTACCTGTACCAAATCCATCCGGAGGTGCTCCAGTTAATCTATTGACTCCAGTGGCGCGATTCCACGGTTCATGCGATGGCACAATAGAGCATAAGCTGTCAAGTGATCTAGGTACACTCTTCCAAGGTCCTGCAGGATCATCTCTACTAGAGTCGCTATGAATCATTGTGGGTAGTTTTGCTGGTGCTGCCACTGTTTTTCCGCCACCACTGTTTAATTGTATTGCTGACCCTACACAGGATAATACACCTCCTGATTGAAAATTACCCACGCCATCTGCATATAAATTTAAGTCGCCTTCGCTACCTATATTCATACCAGCAGCAAATAATGTCATTGCACCAATCGAACGTCCTTTGATCAAATTGCTTTCAAAGTTAAATTCGTTAACACCTGTGATGTTTAGTTTTTCTTTAGCAGTAATATTAATGTTCTTGTCGCTGTGTAAGTTAATATCGCCTTCAGATCTAAAGTTCATACCACCTGAAGAAAATACATGCATCTGTCCATTGTCTGCAAACTCTAGCCACACAGAACCTGATGCATTGGCAATGTACATCACACGCTTTTGATCGTTCATCAGGATTTGATGCCCTGCTGCACTGCGTAGTCTAACTAGATTGTCTACGCCAAGTTGGTCGCCATCGTCCATGACAAACTGATGTCCACCTTTACGTGCACCTGTGGAATATTTTGTAAGCAATTCATCAGTTAAAGAATCGCCATCTAATGCATTTTGAAATTCGTTTCCAGCAGGATCATTAACCAAACGCCCTGGGGTGCTGATACCAAATACTGTGCTAGGACTTTCACGCTGACTGCTGGACGTGACTGAACCACGCATACGATCTTTATCTAGCCCTTGCTCTAATAATTGTTTGAATTGTTCTTCATGTACAGGTTTTTTGTTATTATAAAAGTTTTCAGTAATTGCGCCATCATCGTTTTCGTTGAACTCTACAACCGGTACACCACTGGTACCATTTTGTGTGTCAATGTATTTCTGTACACTAGCGTCAGCTGTGTCTGATGCAATCTGATTACCTGCAGCGATGCCAGGAACCATGTAGTGACTGACCATGTGACTGTGTACACAAGCAAACCAATATCCTCTACCTGGGTCTCCGTTGACAAATGTACATAGCACCTGATTGTCTAGGTCCGGAGGTACAGCCCACATACCGTAAGTGTGTCCTGAATTCTTATAAGAATTTTCTTTAGGTGCTGTTGGGTTAAATGTTGATCCAAAGAAAGGACTAGCATAGCTAACAGTTCTCCAGGTAGTGGAATCTGTTTCGTCGCCGCCTAGGTCGGGTATCCATATTTGCAAGCGACCGCTTCTCGTAGGATCAAGATTGTTTTTAACAATACCAATGTAAGTAGCAGTATCTAATTTTGTTCCAATAGCTGAACTTCTATCTGCCCAATCTACAATTTTCTTACCGGTTCTATTATTTGTTGGCATAGTTCATTTCCGTGTTATTTAAAATCCTATTTTTGTTTTGGCTTTTGTTTTTCCAGCTGCATAGAGTTGATCTTTCGTTGCCAAGAAAGCTTCAGCTCTAGCAGGATCTAGTGTTTTTAATTGTCCGTACAACTCATTGATTTGATTTAAGGTAGCTGCCTGCGTTACTCCTGGGCCTTCTAGTGTCTGAGTTCTTACTCTAGTTGGAAATTGATTAATTTCAAATTTACGATCAATTGTGGCTGCATCATCCTCTGCAGTAATTGGTTGGTTAAGTTTTTCAGCCGGCTTGATTATGGCCCGATTGGTATATATAAGCATCTGTTCAGAAAGTGTTTGTCGTTCAACTTTAATCTTGATTTCAGCTTCAA